ACGTTTTTATGGTTTTTGTAAGGATTTTTCATGTAGAAAACACCAGTTACCTCCAACAATATTATATAAACTACAAGTTGTGAAGCATAAACCGCCACCCAAATGAGCTCCAGCACCACCGAATCCAGGTGACGAGATTAAAAATGAACTGAAGAACTATATCCAAAAATATATAGTACAGGGACATGATATGACAGTACGTGACGTCAAAAAGGAGAAAGGTATCAGAAAATACACGGTATATTCGGATTACGTGTGTCGAGAGTGCGGGGAATTATCCACGTTTTCTATATCTAAAAACGAGATTAAACGTGTGTGTAAATGCAAAAATCGCGCACATATTCTTATAGATAAAATAACAAGTAAGTTATAGATGTTAGCACTCGCGTTTCTCCTTGCGGTGATATACATGTCATCTAAACTCGTAAAAAGGGGTACGAATCCAACCATACTCGACAGTCTCATAAAGGAGACCCATAAGTATTCTGGAATGAGCGAGGTTCTCTACAGGGAATTCCTTGCAAACATAAATATGGCGAGAGAATACAGCACACACGAGGATATTTCTAGAAAACTTCTGGAACGTGGTCTCGTGAATTTAGAAGATTTAGCGTTAGAATATACAGCTGGTGATATGTCAGTCATTGACGAGATACACGAGTTAATAGTGAAGATAAATGCCGAATTTGAAAACACGTATAGAAGGACTTAAAGATGTAATGCCAATATAGACAAATGAGTACCATACGAACACGCTCAGGGCGAATTTCCAAACAACCAGAACGTCTCGAAGTTTTTGAAGACGTGGAAGACGACTTCACTGACGGCGAAGATGAGGACTTTGACGAAGATGATTATGACTCTGAATCTGAATCCATGTCGGACTTCGATGATGAAGAAGACGCTGATGAAAACGGTAATTTAGCCGGATTCATCATAGATGACGATGAGGAAAGTGATGATGAGGATGAGGAATAATGTACTTAAAAAAATGATTCGCCAAATTATAAATGGAGAGTGATATAGGAAATCCCATTGAATACACCCCTGATATAATGGATAAAGAGAGTGAACGCGGACAAGAAGAACATCAAGAACAAGAGCCAATGTATTACTATCCACCACCACCTCCACCACCCATGCATCACCAGTATCAACCCGAAAAGGTTGATATATTTGCTACACTTGATAAAACTGCGTACACTATCATTTTCGTTGCCTTCATATTAGGCTTTTTCATGGGGAAAACCATGCAACCAGTTATCCTTCGACCAGGATGAGAATCCTTTGAAATCTGTCGTTGGTTCATCTCTCGACTCTAAAAAATACGCTCGACTCACAACCAATGGATCCTTTGATGCAGCTTCTGCGACTTCTGTTGCGGATACGTATGGATCTTCTTCTTCCATCTTCCGTTTAAGCTCTTCGACCTGACGGTCTCTCATGTTTAAACCGAATATATATAGCACAATAAGTATGGTCACCACGTTAAGTGCGATGGTCAACATAATTACTATATGCTCATTTTTTTTATTTAGTTCGAGTTCACTTCTTCACCCTTATCTTCTGCTACTGTAATTTCTGCTTCCGTAGATGCTTCTTCGGACTTGCGCTTCAATCGCAGTTCCTCGATTTCCTTTGCGACGATTTCATCCGCTTCCTTGATGAGTTCCTCCATCATGACGTCTGGCTTTTCCTTCTTCAATCGCTCCAATACTTCGGCTGGGTGACTGATTGGCTTTTCGTCTGGCTTCGTGTAATACTTCGAGTTTTCGTCGCCCGGCTTGATGAATGTGTTCGTACCCGACTCCATCATGTCACGCTTACGTTCTTCAAACATCTTTGCCGCCATTTGCTGGTTTTCCTTGTATCCAGACATCAAAGCCTCGAGCTTTTCATTCGTGTAGTGCACGTCTTCAATGGCGGTAGGATCGGGTGGAATCAATAACCACTTGTACATGTCGACAACATAAATGTCAAACGTTGCGTCTTCCTTTTGGAGGCGCTTCGCGTGAGACGCGGCTTCTTCTCGAGAGTTAAAAGCGCCTCGAATCTTAACACCGAACTTATCGTTCTTTTGAGGACACTCCGGACCTACCACGGAGAGACAGGCATAGAGTTGACCGGGGACGGTGGTATAATCTTGTTCGAGCGACATTTTCTAAGAAATACTCGTGGTAAAACTTTAAGCCAAGTTAAAAACAAGCCATGTATTAATACAAATGCACAAGTTTTGGAACACACAACCCATGCCGAGTGCACATTGTGACTACATCGGTGAACTCGATTCATCAAGGACATACAATGAAACACCCGTGGAACTCCCAGATGGATTTGAGTGGACGACGTGTTCCATTGATGAAACTGCGTGTTTACTGAGTGCGCATTACATACGAGATGAACACTTCTCACTCGAATATTCGAAAGAATTCATTGCATGGGCGACGGAACCAGAATGGAACCTCGGACTTCGAACCAAAAATGGCGGGAAACTCGTCGGTTTTATTTCAGGGGTGCCATCCAAATATAGAATACACGACAAAGTCGTCGACGTACTACAAATTAACTTTCTATGTGTACACGATACGATTCGAAATAAACGTCTCGCACCACTACTCATATCCGAAATACGTAGAAGAGCTAACGCGATCGGAATATGGCAAGCTGTGTATACGGCTGTCACAGAATTACCCACACCCATCACAAAGACGCGGTACTGGCACAGGCTTCTCAATGTACCTAAACTGAATAAAGCCAAATTTTCACAAGAACGCGAACGTCCACATCGTCTCGTTGGTAACACTTCACATTCATTTATTACCAAAAAAGATGTACCACGTGTAGCCCGTATACTCAATAGACACTTATCTAAATATTCGGTAGCACCCGTCATAGACGAAGCCTATGTGACACGATGGTTGATTTCGGTCAAGGATGTAGTACACTCATATATAGATGAGATGGGACATGTCACGAGTTATTACTGTGTCCCATACACTTCAGTCAAAACTGGTATTCTCGTGAAACAGGCATATATGTTTTACGACACGGGTAACGAACTCAACTCGGCGGCTATTCTCGCGCGTAATGCAGGGTTCGATGTTTACAACACACTCGACGTTGGTTTGAAACACAGTGTACTTCGTGAGTCCAAGTTCATGGAGGGAAATGGTCACAATCACTGTTACGTTTACAATTGGTCTTGTGGTACCATTTCACCCGAAAATATTTTTATGAGATTTTTCTAACTTCAAAATTAAAAATAAAAAAAATTATTTTTTTGGATGCTTTCTTCTTTGAAAAGGATCGAAAAAAATAAAAAAAGTTTTTTGTGTTTTTAAAAATGAAAAAGTACCAAAATACTTAGAATATTAAAATTTAGTATACCTATTTTAAACCAATTGACGAGGTTATGTAGGGTGTATATCTATTTGATATCTATTTGCATTTTACTCCGTGTAATTCTTCTCAAAATTAAAAATAAAAAAAATTATTTTTTTGAATGCTTTCTTCTTTGAAAAGGATCGAAAAAAATAAAAAAAGTTTTTTGTGTTTTTAAAAATGAAAAAACATGGTGTTACTTCGCGGTTATCTCCGTCATTTGGTTTGAAATTCTGTATAAACGTGTATCATAAATACAAAAGTTTAAAAAATTTTCGGGTGTAAATAATAATGAGGGTCATCCTCAAAAAAAGTCCAATCCGTGATAAAAAGTACAGAGTGACCTTCCCGGACGGTGACTACGTGGACTTTGGTGGTAAGGGATACACAGACTATACCATACACAAAGACCCCATGCGTATGCGTCTCTATGTACTACGACATGGTGGTGGCGACACGCGCAAGTTTAGTGATCCACAAAAGGTACACGAGAGAATGTTGAGAGTAACTAAGAGCAAACTCGAGGATTGGGGAATCTCGGGTTTGAAGACTGCGGGTTTTTGGTCCAGGTGGCTTCTATGGAGTGAACCAGACCTACGTGACGCAATGCGCTTTATGAAAATGCGCTTCGGACTAAATATAAAATATATGTAAACAATAGATGTTACCAGCTTTGATTCTTCCTCTATTGAATGTACTCGGTATAAAAGTATTTCCCGGACAAGACGCGTGGAGTCCAACGGTTCCATTTGATAAAAATAAACACTATTCCATGTCGGCATTATCTATACTTTGTTGTTGCATCATGATATCGAACATGATGCGCAAAAAATTCATAGGATGGTGGGTTCCAATACCAATGAAACCAGTTGGTTATGCTTCATTGGCGACATGTATAGCTCTCTCGTTCCTCGTGACGTACGATACGTACCACAGGGCACTGAGTATGCTACCCAAATCCAAACCAGAGGAGAAGACTGATTAGAAAAAGTTATCTGTTCGATACAATTTCGCGGAATAATCACCCGATTGTCCTAATATATTTATAGTCTCATTACCGTAAATTTCTTGACACCCAATATCATCCATGCAATCTCTTTCACCCAAACTCACTGGAAGAGAATACATCTGATCACCTGGTGTCACCGTGTAGTAATGATATCTATCGCGTCGTCCACGCACTTCCTTGCCGTACAATGGCAGTGTCTCGTTGTTCTCACCGAGTAATACTCCCATCTGTTGGACGTGTTGTGGTTTATACTCCTTGATTGGTGGCGCTCTAAATTCACGCTCTACGGGAATTTGAACTGGTACGGCGACGCGCTCGCGTGTGTGTATACGTCTGACGGGCTGAGGCTTCGTGAGTATGTACAAGAGTATCAACAGTAAAACGAAGATAGTCATTAACATCGCCGTGTGTTTAGTCTTTGCGTTCATTATTAGTAGACTTAGATTTTAATAACATATCTTGTATTATTCGTACATGTTTCTGTGAATACACTTGTTTACTATGTTTTTTGTCATTTTTAGTCACACGTTTTTTTGGTTCTTTATAGTCCATTAAATTAT